ACCCGTTGACTTGGAAGCTTTTGCTAAAAAAGTAGCTGAGGAAACTGCTGCTAAGATAGCCATGAAGCAAGCCGAGACAAAAGCAGCTGAAGAAGCTGTAAAAAAGGAAGCTGAAGAGAAAGCTACTGCGGAAGCAGAAGCTAAGGCTCAGCAGGAAGAGGAAGTTAAGCAAGCTATTGTTACTGGTGTTGAATCAGGAACAGAGCGTTTGCTTAAAGACCTTGAAGAGAAGCTTAATGCACAGTCTGCTGATACAGCAGAAATTGTGAAGCAGCATGAAGCAGCTCTGAAAGAGAAGCAAGACGAGCTTAATAAAATGCGTGATTCCAAGCGTGTTTTTTCAAATCGTGGAACTGGAGAGCTTACTCCTGAAATTAAGACCGAGTTACTTCACGCGAGTCTTTTAGGAAAAGTATTCAAAAAAGGTATCGTAGATACCTCGTACGGACAAGAGGTACTTGAGAAAGCTGGCGTAACTTATGACGCTACTTCTTCTGCAGGCATCGACGTAGCAGTTGCTTCAACTTTTGAAGAAGCTGTGAAAATCGAGCAGAAAGTCGCCCCTCTCTTTAGAGAGATTCAGGTGGCTTCAGGTGCAACTGTACTGCCCATCATTCCTGATACCGAAAACGCAAACTTCAGCGCAGACGGCTTAGGAACTACTGCTAACTTATTAGAAGAGAAAGGAGCGAGCGATAATAACTTTAACGTAAATCGTATCGTACTTCAAACTCACAGATTGATCTCAGGAACCTTCTTGAGCAACGATACTGATGAGCAAGTTGTTCTTTCACTTCTTCCTATACTTACACCTGCTCTCGCACGTGCACACGCGAAAGCAATCGACTCTGCGATTCTGATTGGTAACTCTTCAATCGCAGGTATCGTAGGTGGAGCAGGAACTGATGGAGCTGGATCATTCTTATCGTTTGATTCTACTCTTGTAACTGACCCTGACGCATCTGGAGCTTCCGATGCAATCACTTCTGCAAACTTACTTTCAATTAGATCTGAAATGGGTAAGTTTGGTTTGAATCCTACTGACGTAGCGTACATTGTACCTGTGGACCAGTATTACAACCTTATTAATGACGACGGCTTTGCTGACGTTTCAGAGGTTGGTTCAGACTTAGCATTTAAGCGTCTCGGCATTGTAGGAGCCGTTTACGGATCTCCTGTGATCGCATCTGACGTTCTTGCTAGCAGCACAGGCGCAGGCGGAGCTGTAACAGGCACCGCAGCAGTTGCAGTTAACGTAAATAACTTTGTTATTCCTCGACTCAGAGGCGTTAACGTAGAGACTGACTACGAAGTTGCAAACCAGCGTACAGCGATTGTTGCTTCTCAAGCTCTTGGCTTTGCCGAGCTTGAAGCGAAAGCAAACGCACATCCTGGCGACAACGGATCAGTTAGAATTGAGTATCAATAGATACTAGTTCTAATAATAATAACTAGGGGGAGGCTCTCCTCCCCCAAGTTTTTACTAATTGACTTATGGCAGACTTAATTACATTACAACAGTATAAAACTGCAGAAGGCATCTCCGCTCCAAAGGACGACGCTCGACTGAATGTTCTTATACCTTCTGTGAGCCAATTAGTAAAAACTTACTGTGGTAACAGTTTTGTTGACTTTTTCTCAAGCAATAAAACAGAGACGTTCACCCTAAACTGGGGAACATCTATTGTTCAATTAACAGAAAGCCCTGTAAATTCAATAGTAAGTGTCCAAGAACGACAGTCTTATTCTGATTCATATGCTACTCTTACTACGGGTGCATATGAATATGCGCTAGACTCAGCAACAGATAGTATACTAAGAACGCTTTCTTCTGGCAGGTATAAGAACTGGCCACAAGGAGTAGATGCTGTAAGAGTAGTATACACAGCAGGCTATAGTACAATACCTGCAGATTTAAAACTTGCTGTTCTTGATTTAGTTACTTATTATTTAAAAGACGAGCACAAGCAGCGACAAAGCATAGCGGGAGCTAGTTTACAGAATCAGGGTAGCACTAGCCAAAATAATAATGTATCTTTTCCAGATCACATTAAGCGAGTCTTAGACTTGTATAAAAACTTTTAATGGCTAAAGCAGACTTAGAGGTACTAATAAACGAGATTAAAGGAAAAATTGAGTCACAGTCCGAAACTTATAGAAAATTACGCTCAGATAGGAAGGTGCACTCTATAACTATTGACCAAGATGATATAATAAATGAAGTAACAGTAGAGCTTGAAAAAAGAATCGGTGTTGGTAGTGGGAAACTTCAAAAGTCAATAAAAGATATTATTGATACGGAAGTTCCTAAAATGGTTGCAGGAATACGAAAGAGTGTTATACTTTATGGTGCAGATACTCCTCAAAATAGGAAAGCTAGCTTTGTAAAGAATATGGTAGGAAGTCCTACTAAGTTTACATTTGTATTGGGCGCAAAGGCAGATAAATCAGCAAATATATTTAATGCTTTTCGAAAAATAAAACAGGTAAATCAAAGAGCTTTACTAAACAAACTAAGAGCTGCAATAACAAAATTAAATAACGGAAGAACAGACAAAGGGAATCAAATTCGACAGATTGGAAGAAACTTCCTAGATATAGGACACCAAGAAGGATCCGCAGTATCTGAACAAAGAAAGAAAGAAGCTCAAGCCGCCCTTTTTGACTATACAGTAAATAAGCGTGCAAACCGTACCGTTGTAAGTTTTTTATCAGAGCTTCAAGACAGTATAACTCTATCAATCAGTAAAAGGGATGGACAGCCCGTTGACATTATAGAAGCAGAGCTAGAGAGTAAGTATCTAAATAGACAGCGCGGTGGAGGAATTGAAAAGAGGCTATCAAAAGAGCTTAATGATGATTTACAAAAAATCATGGAATCTTTTAGTGCTTCTAGGTATGCAAATATTCCAGGATCGGATTCAAAACTTGAAAAAGTAAGAAAGTCAGTTTTAAATCCATTTGCTGAAAAAGCAGCAAAAAATCCCAAAATTAAAGCAACTTTTAAAAGCGAAGAAATTAAAGAATCAAGAGCTAAAACAAAAACAACTCTTAAAAGCGGAAAAGTAAGTAGAGGGGAGCGAAAAAATCTTACAACAATAGATAAGACTCCTACATTTGATACGAAAAGTAGAAGAAGTATGTTTAGCTTCATAGCCATGATAAACAAAAAACTTCCTCAAACTGTAGAAAAGAACATGAGGTCTCCGAGACTTCAAAATCAAAGTGGTAGACTTGCAAAAAGCGTAGAGATAAAAGACGTAATACAAACACGAAAAGGGTTTCCTAGTTTTGGCTACACTTATGACAAAGACCCTTATCAAATATTTGAAGTTGGTAAAGGTTTGGAGCCTTGGGCGACACCAGATAGAGATCCTAGACGTCTAATTGAAGGTTCAATACGAGAAATTGCAGCAGACATGGCTTTGGGGAGATTTTTTACTAGGAGATTGTAATGGCAAATGAAAGAGCATATACGTCTCGTAGGGCGGGAATAACAACTGCAATAGCAGAAAAACTAGCGGGTATAGATGGACGAGGTCTCTTTAAGCAATCAGTCGCAGAGACAAGTCCTAGACTAAAGTTTTGGGACGAAGTAGAAGAGTTTCCCGCAATACATTTAAACGCTGGTGCTGAAACAAGAGAGTATCAAGGCGGAGGCTACAAAGACAGATTTTTAAATGTAACTGTAAGATGCTATGTAAATGAAGAAGATGCCGTAAGTGCACTTGATGAATTACTCGAAGATGTAGAAACTGTTCTGGAAGAGAACAGTCGTTTAAAATACCATGATCGAAACGGCCTTGAGCAGTTTACTCAACAAATCACTATTGTCAGTATAGATACTGATGAAGGTGTTTTAGATCCTCTAGGAGTCGGAGAGATACTCATAGAGGTTCGTTACTAGGAAAATTCTGGCACGAATAAATATTCACGACCAGTCTTTTCAAGTTCATAGGAGATAATCTATGGCACAACAATTATATTTTAGCCGTGATACGAGAATGTTTAT